ACATATCCCGCAACTGGAGCAGGAGATCCATTAACTACAACAGTTGTAGTTGCCGAATTAAGTGCATCAGCTGTAGTAGCTACGCCTGCAGTTAAGTTAGGAGCAGTTCCGGTTAAGTTAGCTCCCGAGATTGCTGGGATACTAACTAAAGTAGTTACGTTGCCTACAGAAGATACATTACCAGTTAAATTTGCATTAGTAGTTACAGTACCCGCTGTTAAGCTAGCTGCAGTACCTGAAATATTAGTGCCCGTAAATGTAGGAGTATTAGTCCACATCGGGTTACCACTATTAGCTCCTAGAATCATATTAGCGCCAGGAGCAGCTACGAAAGTAGTTGTTCCGGCCGCCGATTGATAAGGTATTTCATTAAGCAATCCTCCAGCTAAGTTAGTAGCTGTAGTAGCTAATGTAGCAGTAGAAGCATTACCTGTCGTATTAACAGTTGTAGTACCAGTTAAATTAGTTGCGGCGATCGTCGGAGCACTTGTCCAACTCGGAGCACTTGTACCGTTACTCTGTAGAATCTGATTAGAAGTTCCGGCTGCTGTAAATAGAGTAGTATTAGCTGCACTCTGCCAAGGTAACTCTCCTGCGGCGCCTCCAGAAAGGTCAGTGGCTGTAGCAGCGTTACCACTAATACTGATTCCGGCCGTACCACTACTAATATTAGCGGCTGTGATATTAGTAAGAGCTGCTCCGGAGATTGCAGGAAGAGCTACTATCGTCGTAGCATTACCAACTGAGGTAACATTCCCTGTTAAATTTGCATTGGTAACAACTGTCGTTGCGTTACCTACAGACGTAACTCCACCGGTTAGGTTAGCATTAGTAATTACTGTAGCAGGAACAACTGTTACAGCAGCTTGACCCGTAGTTTCAGTACCGCTATAAGCTAATCCTAACTTTAAAGCAGCTTGATCTGTTCCGCCACTAACTACAACTGTACTAGATGAACCTAATATACCTGAAGTAAGAGTATATACGCTAGATCCGTATACAGCTGTAAAGTCTGTATAAGCAGCCTGATTACTAGGAGTATTGGCGATTAAAGCGGCTACCTTAGCTTGGATATCAGCAGCTACTGCAGCCCCTGTGGCATCTGTTCCTAACGTAATCGTCTTAGCACCATCTCCATCTAAGTTAAGAGTTAATGTTCCACCACTAACCGATGTAGCGGGAGAGGCTGCAGATACGCTTGTACCGGCGGTAGCTAATATAGCAGTAGCTGTTACTCCTCCAGTAAGCTGAGTAATACCGAAGCCACTACCTCCGCCAGATCCTCCAGTTGGGTTCAACCATACTGCTGGAGTAGTACCTCCTGACGAAGATAATACTTGGCCTGCATTACCGCCAGATAAGAACGTCTCGATAGCTTCTATTTCATCGTTAAGCTGGTTATGGTGATAAGCAATTACATCTAATCCTACTACTGCTGATAGAAGATGCGTTGTTGCAGTAGTACCATCTGCTCCACGAGTACAACCTGTAAGCGTACTACCACTAATACTAGTATAGAAGATAACTTCTGAATCAATTACAACCCCGCCCGTTGGCGGAAAACGCGTAACTGAGACTACTGGTATTGTAGTAACTGTACCATTAATTGCAGAAGATAAGGCTGTCGCTAAACCGTTTACTGCAACAAATAGGTTAGCGTCAGTCGCTATACTTCCAGGCCAAAAAGCATTACCACTAGGCATAGTTTATTCCGCGCGATTCTTGCTGACGAGTTTCTCTAGTTCCTTAATATCCATATTACGATAGTCTGTCTCGATAGGGCGCTTGCTAGTACGAGCTCCCGACATACCCGCGATTGTAGAACCGTTTGACCTGTTCTTAGACTCTAGGACCGCCTTCTCATATCCGCGCTGTTCAGCTTCGGCTACACGCTTAGCATACTCAGCTTCCAGAGAAGCCCTATTGTCTTCAAAGCCTGGAACCTTATTCCAATCAAAGTTACCGATTAGCGGCTTAGCATACTCATAAGCTAGATCAAGACCCTGTGCTGCATCTACGGCATTCCAATTACCATCAGGAACTAAGTTAAGAAGCCCCTGATCTTTAGTATTGTAGAGATGGTCGATAACAGCTGCGGCCTTCTTCCAATCAGGGTAGTTCTTAGGATCGTGCATACGTCTATTAGACTCTGCAATCATCTTATTCTGATTAACTGCTATCTGGTAGTTATTTTGAAGAGTCTGTTGGGCAATAGCCTGATCATCAAAGTACTTCTTGAACTGTGCCGGATCCTTACGTAGAGCATCTAAGTCAATAGGCTTCTTGGTACTCTCTTCATATAACTTACGAAGAGCCTCAATATCCTTGCGAAGTGAAGCATTATCCTGAGAGTTCTTAGTCGCCCACTTCCGTAGCTCACTATCGGTCTGAGGCTCTACCTTATTAGCGTTAGCATCTAAAGGATTAGCAAGAGGTGCTTTAACTGCAGGTTTTACGGCAGTAACCGGCGCTACATTCTCTTTAACTTCAGCCTTTGGCTTCTCGGCTACAACAGTAGGTTTAGCTTCGACAGGCGCAGCTTGAGCTGTATCAAAAGCTTCCGATCGCTTCTCAATAGCTGCGGGACTAACGATAGTAGATGAATTGTCTTCTGGATTAAGCATAAGGTCCTTTCTCCTTGAGTAGTGCTTCTTTCTTTAACATGTCATTATAAACGTCCCCAGTCTTAATCTGGGTCTCAATAAACGTAAGCATCTCCTTATAGGCACCTGCTCTATGTCGTAGAGCCTCGGCCGTAGCTGCATCTGCATTGATCCATCGGTCTCGAGTATCGGCTACCTTATCTTCAAGCCAAGCTTTAAGAATCTTACCGCACGTAGAATCCTTAAACGCTTTAAATGCTTCTCCCTGACTAATAAGCTTACTTGCTCTTACCTTATCTACTTCTGGCGGCGGTACAGGCTGATTGAATTCGTCCATGATCTCTCCTTAACGTAACTTTAAGTTCTGTGCAGGTACTCCCATACTTGCAGGTGTTGTGCCAGCTGCAGGTCCGGCTAAAGGTGCAGGTAAGCTAGGTCCTGGCATCTGCATAGGTCCAGCTGCTCCCTGAGGCAATACATTAGGAGGCATTCCTGCTGGTCCGCCTTGTACTTGACCTCCAGGCATCTGAGGTGCAGGCATAGCTGCAGCTACTTGCATACCACTTGGATCAAGGTTCATAAGCTGCATCAGCTGAGTTAGTAAGAACTGTTGAGAGGCAGGGGTAATAGATGGAGCAGGTCCTGCACACGTCAGCTGATACATTGATACAAGCTGGTTGATCTTAGTATCTTTGTTAACCATCTCTGATAACGACTTCATACTAAACTCTACCTGAGCTCTGATCATTTCAGGTGTAACAAGTAGAGGATTACTAAAGATATTGCCATAGAACGATCTAATAATTTCACTAGAGTTGAGATACTGTAAGTCAAGCTGATACATCATCTTCAGCATCGGTTCAATAGCTGAACTCTGGATGTTCTGAGCAATCGTAGCAAACCGTTCTAGAGCCTGACCTTCGTTAAGCTTAACTGCCCCTACACCATTGCCACTACCCTTTAGATCTTCTATAGTACCTGTCAGAGACTTAGGAATAGTAGCGTCAAACATATCTGTTTGGATCTGGGCTGCATCTTGGAAAGCGTCTGGAGGAATAGTAATAGGATCTAGAATCATCATATCATCCATATTATCTACGTAGATGATACCGCCTTCTCTATTAACTAACTGCGACTCTTCAATGCCTGATGTAATCTTAACCTTAAACATTCTATTAATGCTAAGGCTAGTAGCGTCGATCTTCTGACGTCTAATCGTATTGAGCTCTTCCTGTTGCTGAAGAACAGGCTCGATCAAGCTCTGTCCATACCACTCGCCAGCTACGTTGTTACATACACACTTAACGATCGGACGCTTCTGGTGATGGAAAGGATTAGCTACTGCACGTACTACTACTTCTCTATTAGCGATAATGATCTGACATTCTTCTTGGCGGCCATCACCATCTAAGTCGTACGGTCCCCAATACTCCAGTAGCTCGATCTGATCGAACTTAACTGTTGACATCTCGCCACGACTAATCTTTCTCCACTGCCTTGTGAACTGATACTGATCTGATCCCTCTAACTGCATTGCTGCAGCGTTGTTACCGAAGTACTGATCGTCTTCGTCGGATAGTCTATTTCTAAATTCTTTTACATTCATCCAGTTACGGATAAAGATGCCTGGCTGATCTTCTACCTCGGCATAGTTCTGAGCAGGATAGACGTCTAAGATATCTACTACCCGGATATTAGGTCTATTAGCAACACACTTATATCTCTTCGTAGGAACAAGCTTTACCTTAGGTATCTGCAAGCCCGATAGGGGATCTGTTACTATCTCTACTACTTCTACGTCTTCATATACGTCAGCCCACTTCTCTGCCCAGTCAACAGCTATGTATGCTGTACCATATAGAATCAAGTTCATTACAAAGTCTTCAAACTTCTTACCGAACTGATTCTGCTCTAACTGATCACTAATGAGTAGCTTAATGTTAGAGGCTATATTCTCTTCAAGAGGTGACTTAGCATTAACGTCGAAGATGTCTTCCGCTGAAGTAACGAAGCCGACGAGCTTGGAGGTGGCAACGCGGACAATCTGGTTGATAACAGGAACGTATACTTTAGATCGGGTGGGAGTTGAGGTAACTAATTGGTCGTTAAAGAACTGTCTATACTCTTGATACCACTTACCGTACTCATATGGATAGCGCCATGTGTGTCGGGTATTAAAGTCAGACATTAGATCTTCCGACATTGTCTTTAACGTAGCGTAAAGATCTTCCCCTTCATCTAGGGTTATCGCAAACGCCGAAGGTAAGCTATTCTCTCTTGCTTCTTTATCAGACAGATCCTGCAGAGCGTCAGGGCCATTGCCTTCTTCTGGAGGCTTATTAGGCGTATCAACAATGTTAGGAACTATACCACCATCGTTATCGAGATACGGACGGCCTTCGTTCTGACCAGCGTTATTATCGGCATCGCTATTAGGATTGAAGCCGTAGTCCATATCATTTTGGGCCATTGTTATTCCACCGAGTTAAAGAGTTTATGACTTAGTCTAGTCTTACTACCAAGGCTACATTCCTTACACCAAGGTAGTAGCTTATCCTTTGTCTTGCGACTAGCAGCGAATAGATTAGTAGGTCTAGATCTATTACACTTACAGCAGGTCTTATTCGCCAAGGTTCAGTCCATACTTCTCATTAGCACCCGTCTTGACTGTAGGGTTATAGTCTCTACGATCCGCCGACTTAGTCCAATGCTTATCTTCCCAAGGACTAGCTAAGAACTGCTTACGTAGTAGTTCTAATCGATCTTCTCTATCTATTGCTGTTACCTTAGGCTTACCTTGATATAGCAATGGACCACTACAAGCATACCGTATAGCATCAGGTGCGTGGGAGTTCTCGTGATTGGGCTTATCACCCTTGTCAGCGTAGATGTAAGACTCTAGATCTAATATAACTTCTTCTTCTGTCTTAAAGATCTTCATTAGATGATTCTTAGTAAGATTGGTTACGGCTGCTATACCAGGAGCTACACTATTGTCAGCAGCCTGGAAGTTAATACCTTTAGTAACCTTTCGTAGCTGCTCCATCCAAGCTACTGCTGATGGGTCGTAACGTACTTCTTTTAAATTGGTTTGCTTCTTAAGGAACTCTGCCCACTCTGTCGGATCGCTCTGTCTCTTATAGAAGCTATCCTCTAGTATATATTCTTCTTTGTCAGGGTTCTTAGCGAAGACTACTATGCACGTTGGATCACTGAAGCCATAGTCTAGTCCAGCGTATCTATTCCAAGTAGCGTCTATCTTATATGGAGTTACAGTATCTTCTACTCTATTAAAGTCTGGATAGATTAGTCCGACAATATTAGTGAATAGGCCTTCGTAGTCTCTTTGGAAGATACGAGGATCCATTAGCTTCTTAGCCTCTTCGATAGCTACAGACGACATATGTGGATTAGCTACCGTTGGCCAATTGTAATACCCTACATAATCAATCTTGTCACGAACTTCTATTAGATCTTTATTAAGCCAACTACTTGGTATACCATAAGGAGTAGTCGTAATGATTAGCTGTCCTTGAGCTTCGCCGGCACTAGGAGTAAGACGTTGCCATATCTTATTAAAGGCAACCCGTGAGACTTGTCCTCCTTCGTCCAACCAGCATGCCCTGGCTTTAAAACCTTCCAGCTTATCTTCGTCTTCGCAACTGACAATAAATACTTTCTTGCCATCACATAGGTCAATACAACTATCGGACTTCTTATAGATGCCAAGCTTAGATGGCCAATACGTACTAAGCGTTGGTAGTGTTGCGTTCTTGAGTAGTCGATATGTTGGTCCAGAGATTAGATAGTCGTCGTGAATGCCTTTGTTAATGTTATCAATTATGGTAGTGATAAACTTAACAGCTCCAATCGTTGTCTTGCCGCCACGCTTACCAGCTATGACTAATACTATCTTAGATGTATTATCGTCTAATACCTCACACTGCTTATCATGTGGAGTAAAGTCCATTAGGCTTTAGGCTCTTCCTTAGGATCTATCTTCTCCTTTCTAATGATGACAAGCGACTCTAGACCGCTCATCTCAATCTCTTGTTTGTCGCGAGGCTTAGCATAAACGAAGTCGCAGACCTTTAGCCATAAGGCGATCTTCTCTGGACCTTCATCAAGAGCTTGGACGCCTTTGATTGCTTCTTCCATTGGTCGTAAGCCAAGTTCTTCACAAAGCTCTACAGCCTTGGTTAGCTTATTCTTGCTACCTTTTGGACGTCCAGCTGGATTACCAGATTCACCTTGTTTAAACATTTGTTGTCGGTTGTACTTTGTCGTCGATCGTCGCTTCAGCTTTCTTATTGTCGGCTTCGATTAGATCTCTTTGAAGATGGATCATTAGCTCGAATAAAGATAACTTACTTCCATCTGCTTTAACCATTACTTAGTCTCAGCGACAATAGGAACTAGCTCAGCTTCTACTACTTTGGCTTCAGTCTTAACTTCGGCGACTAACTTAGCGAATGTTGTCTTAGCGTAGTTGTCGTACTGAGTAACTAGAGCTTTAATTTTCATCTCAAGTAGAACATCATTGAGAGCTGCTTCGCGACATGCCTTATGTTCCTCAGGAGTTAGATCGATAAAACCTAGGTCAGCGATAGTCGAATGTAGTCCACGAATATGTCTAGCGTCAACGTAAGCAGTGATAAGCTTCTTAGCATCAGCTCCGTCCTTTAATGTGTCTGCAAAGTATCCGCGACAAGCATCAAATAGCTTAGCGTAAAGCTTCTGTCTTGCTAGTTCATTAGTACTGTTAAGCTGCGATAGGGCCATATTATTCTCCTTTTAGAGGTTGATTCGATTAGTTGTCGTACGGTACGAAGACCGTCTAGAGTATTGAACGCCTCTATCCTTATACATTTTGAACCCTTAAGTTAGTCGGCTCTTAATTTTCTCTGCTGCTCTATCTATGGTCTTATTTACTTGCTGCGTAGTAATGTTATTAGCTTGAGCAATGTCTTCGTCAGACATCCCTAAGATTAGTCTGCTATAAAATATAGATAGTTGCTTATCTGTTAGAACTTCTTTAGCTATCTCAAGAGCCTTGTTAGACTGAATACCTATTGACTTATCGTGGCTCTTTGTAGGCTCAGCTTCCTTTGCGATAATCTCGTCTAAAACATCGTTTCCTCTATGTAAAACATCATGAATCTCAGAGATATCACCGCCTTTACGGAAGTAGGCAGATAGGGCATCTGTTGACTTAGGCTTATCATTATTCTTCATTTAATTCTTTCCTTTCTAACCAGATACGTTTATCCCCTTCTAAGTCAATGCAGTACTGCGTTTGGCAAGTCTTGTGATGTCTTAGTAGTTTCCAAGCACATTGGTTACATATCTTCGTTTCACATCTTGGGCAATAGAATCTGGTCTTGAGCATACAGCATAGTTCTTCCATTGTCGTGGTGATAGGTACCGGCCCTATACTATTCGCGACCTTCTATTAGCTGACTGCTGCTTCTTTGTAGCCCAACGACAATTAGAAGGTTCATATTGTCCATTAACATCTATCCTGTCAATGGTGTGTATTTTAGAAGGTCTAGCACCCATGTCCTTTAGAAATTGTTTATATCCTCCTCTACCTCTCCATTGAGTACAAACAAAGATACCTCTACCCCCATAGTTCTTAAACCCTTTATGTTTAGTACAGTAGCATCGCGTTAGCATATTGCTATAAGATCGTCTAGTACCATTATTAGCTGCTTGAAGCTTCGGAAAGTAATCAGGGTTCTTCTCTTTCCACGTTTCACCGTATCCTTTGTCTTTAAACAGTTCATACCAGCAGACTTTACAGTTACTAGAGTATTTAGTGCGGCCCGTTATGAACGTATTATGACCATTGAGACAAAATTGTTTCTTCTTCATTTGATTGTCTAACTCCTATACTTATACAATAGAACGATACTATGTTTAAATATTGTATCCGAAACCAGTTAGAAATCTATTATCCTGCTGTTATATAAGTATAGCACTTTAAGCAATGCATCAGCCGGTAAACCCATTGGTTGATGAAGTCTTAGACGTAAACAGGCGTTAGAGTAGTGAACTAACGTTAAGACGGTTAAAGTCGTTCTTCGACAATAACAATGTTTGCGAACATCATTATCGCACTAGGAAAAAGATTACCTACGAGTCGGGAGTGTTAAGCAACCTACTGGCGGATAGCAGCTCCCTTGCGAAGAAATCCTAACGTATAGGCGTTGGTCTTCTGAATTTTTAAATCAGGGGGTTGCCACGGCTCTCCGCCAATAACTAGATCAAGT